CAGCTGTTCCGAGTAATCCCAAGTTAGTAACTGTTGTAGAATTACCTAACAACCCCATGGCTGTAACATTGGCAGAGGTAGCTAATAAATTCATATCAGATACTACATCTGCAGTACCTAGGGTATTCATGTCAGATACTACATCAGCAGTACCGAGTGTATTTAAATCAGTTACGACATCAGCTGTACCAAGAGTATTTAAATCAGCCACTACATCAGCTGTTCCTAAAATACCTAAATCAGTTACTACAGCACTCGTGCCAAGTAATCCCATATTAGTTACCACGCCAGATACACCAAGTAATCCCATGGCAGTAACATTAGCTGAAGTAGCCAGTAAATTCATATCTGTAACTATATCAGAAGTTGCTAAAGTATTAAGGTCAGAAATGATATCACTTGTAGCTAAAGTGTTCATATCAGATACTACATCTGCGGTAGCTAAAGTATTCATATCAGATACTACGTCAGAAGTACCAAGTGTATTCATATCAGCCACTACATCTGTAGTACCTAATATTGCCATATCTGCTACCACATCTGTAGTACCTAAAATTGCCATATCTGCAACTGCAGCAGAAGTACCAAGTAATCCCATATCTGTTACTACAGCACTTGTTCCAAGTAATCCCATGTTTGTTACACTTGTGGCATTACCTAGTAATCCCATAGCTGTTACATTAGCTGAAGTTGCTAATATATCCATATCGGTTACAATAGCAGAAGTACCCAATGTATTCAAATCTGCAACCACATCAGCAGTTGCTAAAACATTCATATCGGTAACTACGTCAGCAGTTCCTAAAATTCCCATGTCAGTAATAACACCAGATACGCCAAGTAATGCTACTTCACTAGCCTTACCAGCTACAGCTGTTACATCTGAACTAATTCCTGCTACTGTAGTTACATTAGCTGAAATACCAGATACTGTATTAATATGTCCTTGTTCTGTGGTTGTAGGGGTTGTTCTAACCCATGAGGTATTACCTAAATCGTACACCATCATTACGTTATTAGTAGTATTGAAGTATAATGCCCCATCTACTAAAGCAGCGGAATCGTTGTCTACTGAAGGATCAGAACTCTTAGCCCCTAGATATCTGTCGTCAAAGGAATCATATGAAGCTGCTGCTGCTGCCTCACTAGCTGCTGCTGCAGTAGCTGAAACTCCGGCTAAACGCGCGTCCTCACTTGCATTTGCGATTAGGGCATCTTCAGCAACTGTCCCTTCATAAAATGAATTTCTCGCCATAGTGTATCTCCTTAATTATAAGCCTTGGAACCCTTGGAAACGCATTTGTACATTTGCACCTTTTAACTCTGCGTTATTAGCCCTTGTGTTTGTAGCTACTATCTGTTCTATAAACAAACGAGAAAACTTTACGGCGTCCTCATCATTTCCTAAATATTCTGATCCTACTGATAAAGCGGCATATAAAATTATTTCGTAGTCATTTAACAACCAGCTATCTTTTTCTACGTCAGCATAATTGATCGTGCAATCACCATACCCATTAGCAGGTGAATAAGCAACAAATGTAGCTCCAGCAGCATCATTTGACTGTCTTTTTAAGGCTGTGCAAAATGTGCTTTGGGACCTAAATACTTCACTATTAGTATAAAGTTCTCCAATAGCATAATCTACTTTATAATATTTAACTCTGTAGGCACCGGAAGCACTAATATTACCGGAAGTGTCTGTTAATACAAATTCTCCAGCATCTCTAGCAAAAGAGTTGCGTATAGAGTGTTTATCTGAACTAAACAAATTTCTAGTGTCAGTTCTATTTAAAACAATATCATCGTTGTCACTTGTACTTGTCCATACCCCATCTGCAGATACGCATAAAGCCGGGGTTGTGTTAACAGTTGGGTTGACACTACATGAACCTACACCTGTCTTTCTAATTTCAATTAATTCTATAAAATCTGCGGGGATAGTAATACGAGAATCTGTAACAGTAAAAACAACTGTCTTTTCTAATGCTGGCACTCTTAACAATTCATATATTTTAGCTTCCCCCATCTCAATAAATTGATCTAACTGTGCGTTTGTCAAGTCAGAGCGGTTTAGCCAATCTGCTACGGCTGTACGTAGAGTAGCTTGGTTAGTTACTGCTGCCATAATTTATCTCCCTTTGGGGTTTTTAATAATATTACCCGTCAATAATTGGGGGTAGTTCTGTATAACTATATTTTTAATATTCTGCAATTCTTCAGCACTATTTTGTGAGTCATGCACATCTATACCAAATTTAGTTTTTATATCTACAGCTACTATATCTGGGATAATAGCGAATGATCTATAATTTTGTTTTCGGTTAGCAAACATACTTTTTGCAGCTGCTCGTGATTTAGAAGCATAGTCCAAATAAGCTGATACATCTTGTGTGGCCCTGAATTCACCATTATTACCATATGTATCTTTAATAAAATTACTCATTTTAATTCTCCGATTTGAGGTTAAATGCCTCTACTTAAATATACTAATATAATACACTTAAATAGAGGCAGCCCCGAAGGGCCACCCATATTTTGTACAAATGTTACTTACGCAACAATTACGCCAATACCAGAAATCATTCCAGATGCAAATGAGTTTCTGCATTCTAGAGTAGTTTCTTCGATCATCATAGCCGTTGTGCTATCACCCTGTACACCAACGTCAGCGGTGTGTAGAGGACGTAAAGTAGCCATTGACCACCAACTTGGGTCGTAAACGAGAACGTCCGTAGCTCCACCTAGCCCATCACTCTTGTCAACGCTGTTAGCAAGACCTTGGATGTAGTTAGGTATAACTTTTACTAAGCCAAAGTCGCTTTCATAAAGTTCAACAGATTGTCTGATTGAACCTAGTTCGTCAATATTACGACGAACATTAGAAGCAGCTTGTGCTAAAGCAGAGAAGTTACGTTTTTGAGTCGGAGACATCATAAGTACTGTTGCCTTTCCACCTTCTTCGTAAACTCTTTGCATTACCTCGTCAACGTCACTTAAAGCAAGTGAGTGAGTACCAGCAGTAGCAGCGGCACTCGTAAGACCAGCGGCAGTACCAGCTGCAGCTGTATGAGTACCTGAAGCAAATGCTGGAGTACCAGCAGAAACGTCCCATGTGTTATACGCAGGGACCCATGATTGGTATCCGCCCATAGTACGACCAGCGTTAGCACCAACACCGTCAGCTCCGCCAGAACCGTTAGTTACTTGGCGTGCGCCAATTAGTGCATGCTCTAAGTCGCGCTTAAGCTCAGTACCTTTCTTCTTCATTTGGTATCCAAACTCAGAGTTACGCCCAGCCTTAGAAACACTGTCAAGAGTCTTAGAAACTTGAATGTGCTTAGTAAGGATCTGTGAGTAGTTACCAACACGAGCTGTGCTAGTACTTGCAACAGATCCTGCTGCGAAGTCTGAACCTTCAGCTTGAGCATTTGCAGCAGGTGCAGCTAGTTCATCAGTTTGCCACTCATGAAAGACAGCTGTAGCCTTTTTATTACCAATAGAGGATAAGAACGGAGTCTCGTCTCTAGTGATCATAGCTATAAAAGATGCCAGGTCTTCCTTTTTACCCTTGGTATCTTCCGTTCTAAATATTGCCATTTTAATTTTTCCTATAAAATATTACAATTGTTAAGAGATAAGAAAGATTAATTGTCAAACATTCCGTCTACCAGCCCCGCTAGGAAAGAATCAGATTGATTCTCTGTAGCGTCTCCTGATAAGACTTTCTTGCGTAACTCATTTTCTTTCTCATTAGTTTTAGCCTTCTTGTTCACAGGCTTAGTCGCCTTAACACTTTTAGTAGGAGCTTTCTTACGCTTTTGAACCGCAACTTTCTTGCTGTCCTTTAAAGCTTTATAATCATACATTAACGCAATCACTTTAGGATCTATAATGTTTGCAAACTCAGGAAAACCTAAGTCTTTTACTGCCCAGTTAACCACGGATTCGTAGTCATCTTGCCAGCCTGGTAGATCTTTATCTAATGTTGAAATAGCTTGTTCTTTATTTGCTTGCAACGCAACTGCATCTGCTTGAGTCTTTTCAGAATTAGCTTCGTCTTTAAGACGTGTAGTTTCATTCCTCTTAGATTCAAGTTCTTTAGCTTTATTACGTCTAGCTTCTTGCCATTTAGGCAATTCGAACATATCATCATCATTTATTAATTGTTGTATTTTACGATCATACGCTTCTAACTGTATTGCGTCACTATCAATTTGATTAGCAAGCAATTCAGCATTTTGAGATTTAAGCGCAGTAGCTTCTTCTGCAAGTGCTTTAGCTTCTTTTAGCTGTGCACTGGCTTCAATGGATTTCTTGTTAGAGCTTTGAGCAGTCTGATAACCTTTGATAAGTTCAGCCATAGCTACAGTATACTCTTCACCATCAACTTTAACTGGTACCTCGTATTCCATATCTAGTTCTTCAGTATCATCTTCCGCTTCCTCTTTAGAATCATCTGCATTTTCCTCAGTTTCTTCTTCTTCTTCAGCTTCTAGATCATCGTCGTTACTTTCATCTTCTAATAGTTCAGTCTCGGATGCCTCAGCTTCATCACTTTCTGCTGCTTCCTCCACTTCGTTATCAATATCTTTGCTGGGTAGATCTTCTTTTGGTTTGTCACCAAAAAATTCGCCCGCTAGACCTTCTAACATTACATCTGCATCAACCAAATTTACATTAACATCCCGACTATTTGTTAGGGTAGTTTCTAAATTCTCTGACATTATATAATCCTCCTATAGATTATTCTTTATTTGGCAGCAGCTTTCTTAGTAGGTGCTGCTACCTTATTAACCTTTTTAACATCCTGTTTTTTAGATTCACGCTCAACTATATCCTCAAAACGTGCAATAAGAATCTGCACTGAGGTAAGTTTTTCGAGTAGTTGTCTAATAACGGGACCGTGTCCCCCGCGGTTTCTTGCTCCGCGCATTTCACGTAGTATATTTTTTTGTTCTAACTTGAACATCTCCAAGTCATCTAGTGTAAACTCATCCATTTAGATCCTCCTGTTCCTTTTTGAATGTTTCATTATCGCCAGCAACCGCTAACGATTCTATTTCTTTCTTCACATCTATTAGTGCTACGACAGTATTATAAATAGTTTCTCGTAGCTCTGTTTGATGTGAACCTGTCTGACTCCATGCCACCAAATATTTCTCTTTAACTTTCTCAAAAATTATGTCATAAGCTTTATTACTTATAATCATTTTGGCATGGGCCCCTAGTTCTATTTTATCCATTTGACCTCCGTTTTATGAATTAATTACCAATCTTAGTAGGTTTCCCTGTTTGTATTTCTAAAGCAATCTCTGCTTTATCCTTAGCAACCATATGCTCGAACTTAGCTCTATCTAGCTCCATATCAGCTTGCTTTTTCTGAATATCAGCCATTTGCTTTTGCAGAGTCAACATAAGTTTCTGTTGTTCTACTTCATGCTCTTTCTGCTCTTCAGCACTTGCTGCTTGTTGTTGTTGAGCTACAGCTTGTGCTTGCTGTTGGCCTTGTGGTGTTGCTGGGTCGACAATAAAGTCAGTCCAGTTTTCGACACCAATCGCATCCATCATTTGCTTAGCAATGTTAAATCCCGAAACAGGATTAATAATACTCTTAGTTTCTGGAGTTTGATATAACATTGGCATAATTTGTGTAGCTAACATCATCATATTTTCTTGGGTATTAGCCTTGCTATTGGGACCAACATCTATGTCTACAGTACAGTTCTCAATAGGCATTAAATCTTTAGATGTAATACCATAGTATGAAAAGTCGTTCATAATTGCATCCGCATTTTCTAATACTAAATTATATACGCCTCTGCATAAATCTTTAAAACCAGTTTCAGCAAATCTACGCGCTACATAAGCAATACGCTTTTGTGAAGCTGCCTGTATTTGCGCAACTTTACCTGCTGAGTTACCAGAATCAAATAGTTTTTCATTCACACCTTGAGCCGCGCGTGTCATACCACTAGCTTGCTCTTTCTCATTGTTCATAAATTCTAACAAGGAGAACGTCGAAGGTGACAGAGAATCCGGGGTAATCGGCTGTACTGCCGCAACAGGACTACCATTAGTAGGGATAATCTGGTGAGGTTCGGGACTCTGAAGTGCACGGAAATCCACCGTGTTGGGATCTGCAAGAATTCGACCATAATTTGTCAAATATACATTTTCTACCATACCTCGAGTAATAGCCGTTTTAATCTCTGTAGCTGACCGAGTTACGTCTGCTATAGACAACCCGTAAAAGGCATATGGAATCTCGATAGGATTTAAATTAGCTAGAGGTATACTATCAGCATACTCTTCTAATAAAATCTCATCACCGGCCACTATGAACCTCTTCAACTCAGCGATACCATCGCCATCTCTGTCAATCTTCATCCAGACTTCGTTAACAGTAATTTCTCTGTTAGCCGGGCCTAAGATATCATCCTCTTCACCTACCCAGACACTATTTACTGATTGTCTATTAGCACTTTCCCCGTAGTTACCTTTAAGACCAGCAAAAGATTCGGCACCTCCTGTCGCCAAGTCATCTGGTACATCAAATCCTTGTGTGCGAAGATCAGATAAAGATACTTCGGTTTGAATTCCTACGAATGTAGAATTAGCTATTGATGTAGCTGTTCGATTAATCATAAAAGACTCAGGCGGAATATTTTCTAACGCTATTTTGGACGTATCTACCTTGCGTCTAATTTTAGCTAGTTCATAATATTCAACTTCTTCGCCTTCAATTGTTTCTGAAGCTGTTACTAGTTCAATGATTTCTACATTATCTTCCGCGGTTATAACATCAAGTTGTGCTGAAGTTAAGTTTTCGTATTCCTCTACCTTATATTCAGAAGATTCTACCCACTTCCAGCGAATAGTTGAATTCTTAAATAATAGGGCACTCTTAATCCATGTATTTAGTTCTACCCAACCATTATTCTTAACAAAGATACAATGATTAGTAATATCAGAAGCTATGCCTGCAGCTTTAGACTGTGTTGGGTCCATTGGATTAAATTTGGCTATTCTCCCGTTGCTTAACATCAATTCTGAGATAACTGCTAGATATGAATCTACAATTTCTATAGTATCTGATGAAACAACTTTAGAAACCCCCATTGGCGCTAACCTACCCTTTGGCTGTTGGGTGTAGTAGTTAATAGCTTCTTCTCTTGCTCCCGATATTTCAGAACCATCAGAGAATGAACCTACTGACTGATGAATGGCGTCGTTAATGAGACCTGTCAGCTCTTCATCTGTTATTTTATTAATATTTTTCGACATAGTGTCTCCTAAATCCAATTGTTATTAGTTTCCGGTATATACATATTACCAAATCCTATTCTATCATTTGTTAACTTATCAATATGTGTTCGATAAACTTCGCAAGCAATAGCTAAAGCCATTACTGAATCATCGAAACATCCAGGACTCGCGCCAGTTGATCCTTTATCATCAGATAAGTAATCTTTTAATTCTTGAATAATTATTGAAGATTTAATATCTAATTCTTCTTCAAATAACCAATTCTTTAAGTTGCCTATGATAGCAGGTTTGGATGCGCTAGTTGTTCTAAAACCTAGTCTTATCCCCTCTTCATTTGATATGTTAGCAATCTTTGTTTGAAAGTACATGTTAACGTAACTCATGTCTTTCAGCTTCTGAAGAGTAGCCACACCCATTGAATTAGATTCAACAGCCAAAAGCGCATTATTGAAATAGCGTCCTAAATAAAATAACTCCTTACCAAAAGCAGCAGGGTCTATTCTGTTATTACGATATAAACCAACTACTTCTCTTTTTGAATTCATAACTACAGCAACACTATAGTCTTGTCCCACCCCAAGAGCAACATCAGCCCCAATAATATACTTCTCTTTGAAACCAGGGGCCTCCCATATTTCAAGGTGCCCTTCTCTCTGGTCATCCCAAGACATCATCTTAGGATTAAAACTTCTTATACTTGTAGCAGATTCAACTTTTAATTTTTCAATCTTTTCAATATCAAATACACTAGCGCCTGATACCTGGAATGCTTCTTCAGAGGTTACAGGATACTCTTGGGCAAACTTTTTTGCACCAGATTCACCAATCTTCATTCTCCTCCAATAAAATTGATCATTATTTAAATTATATAATTCAGATAATGCCTCTTCTTCTTTAGTTCGCACGAATTTTTTTGGGGCTTCCATAGTATATTCTGATGTCACATACCAAGGTAAAAATATTGGAACATAATCATTCAAACCTTGTTCCGCTTTCTTCCACATTTCATAGAAAGAACCAGTAGCACCATTAGCTGTAGACTCTAGAATTATTTCAGTGCCATCAGCGCTAGAAACCCCTTGGAATAGACCAGCTAAGATTTTCTCTTGGTTCTGCCAAAATGCTACTTCAGAACAGTGTAAAATTGTTGGAGTTGTACCGCGCCCAGCTTCAGGGGAACCCGCCGTATACAATCTAAATCCTGAGTCATTATGCGCAAACTTAATTTCTTTCGCATTAGACTTAACTAATTCAGGAGCCGTATCATATGGCATTCTTTCAATAAATTGTTTACTCATTGTAAATAGAGCATCAGAGGTTGCGCTATCATGCGCTAATACTACTGATCGTGTGTAAGGGGTATATAAGGTCTTCCAAAATACTCTTCCAGCCGTATATGTAGATATACCCTGCTGACGAGCTTTAAGAATTATTGCTCTTACTCTGCCTTTCTCTTTTAACTGTTTTTCAACAGCGCTGTGTATTTTTTGTTGCGCTTTATTAAACTTAAAAGGTATATAACCTTGTGCAGCGTCTTTAGTGATTATTTTTAATCGATCTTCTGAGAACTTTTTAAAGTCGGCTTTATATTTTAAATCTTTCTTTTTTATAGCAATAGCTTTGCGTATTTCTATTTCTTTTGCTAACTTTAATTTGTGTTCTCTACTACCCTTATCCATAATTACCCTCCAGCTCATATGATAATAGTTTTAAATTAGGTGGTTGGTTACTTAGGCTGATGCCAACCGTCACCTTTCGGAGGGACCCAAGTTTTTTTAAATTATTCCTTTTTCTCCACTTTCATTTTGTGTTACTTGGATAACTCATCCGTTATATCTTTATCAAGCAACTTCCAGATAATAGCAGCAGCAATTAAGCCAGCCAGTCCAGCGTTACCAAGCGTCCAAACAATATCTAGTATAGAACCGATAACGTTTCCAGTTAGGAACGCTACCTTACTACCAAATATAATTTGTAATACAATTGATAAACTAATTAACTTAATGCCTACATCTATCGCAGCATCCGCACCATTCTTTATTTTTTCTAACATATTAACTCCTTTTAATTAAAAAATCCTCCGGTTTAGTCTCCTAAGCCTCCGCGCTTTCTTACTATAACTTTTATTTAAAAGTCATTCATTTTTTGGTTCCAAGATATTTATTATACAAAGGTACCAATTTCTTTCTAAATGCAAAACCTGCCACTGCCGCGAATATAATAAAACCTATTACACTCTCCATGTTACTCTCCTAAATGTTTAAAAAATCGTTTAAAGTATTCTGGATCATCATCTCTTGATTTGTCCGAACCTTCTCCCCATCTCCAATACTTAATCATATTTTCGAGGGGTTTATCTGTTGTTTTAGCCTTAGCCCATAAATCATTCATAATTGCTTTAGATAATTTTGAGTATCCTTCTTGATCAGTTTCAGTAGACATACCACCTTGTCCGCCGTAATCATAGTCTGGATTAAAGTGGGGTATTTTACCTTTGTTATTACCGTGTTCTGCAAACTTTCTAGCATTCATTAAGTATCTATTAGCAAAATCTTTATCTTCAATTATTTCTGGTTTATTTAATAAATAGTTCTTTACTAAATTTCCAGTTAATTGCACAGGACCAAACGCAGTCGAGCCACCTTCAGCTTCCCTAAATGTAGTTCTTATCCAGGGATTATCGAAGGCTTCTGTTTCTGCGCCACTAAAAGCTTTGTATAAATTATCTATTCCCATATTATCTTCTGGTGGATACGACAATACACCAGGGTTTGCCCCTGCTTTTGATAGTATTGCCATAAAAACTCCTAATAATAATATGTTAATCTTCTTTGGGCTTCTCAAAATCACTACCTTCTACTTGGGCATTAATCCCAGGTTGGTCTAAGTCTTCTGAATCTATATCAGAGACATCAGCTAACTCAGCCTCTAGTTCCTCAATAGTCATCTCAGACACTTGAGTAACCCTTGAGTCTACCTCTTGCCTGATCTTCTTACCTTCTGAATATTCTCTTTCTTCCGCAACAGCTTTGTATGCTCTATCATACTTAGTCATATCTGTTGGATCATTAGCATAGATAGCAAAAGCAGTATTCTTTAGTGCCTCAAACATCTCTGTATTATCTAAAGATTCCACTAATTCAGCTAGTTCTGGGTCTTCGCTCATCCATTTCATAACTTGTAGGTCCCTCTTTAACTTACCTTTTGCTCCCAGCGCACCATTTGGTCTTCCTTTTGGATTACCACTTTGTCCCGGTTTCCAGGATTTTAAATTCTTTGAGCCTTTATGAGGCTTCCCGTTGCGACGATCAATAGGTAGTTCTTTTTCGGTATCTGTCATGGTAACCTCCTGTGTTTTACCCAACATTCTAATATATTCAGAATCTTTTGTAAAATCAATAACTTCTTTCATTTGTTCCAATCCCTTCTCCATAAATCCCTCCGTTTAATTTTTTTCTTGTTTAATTCCTGGTAAAGCTTAGCAGTCTTATCTAACTGAACAAGGCTGTTAAGAGGTTTACTTTCCCCTATCTTTTTCATGAGCTGTCCTAAGGTATTAAATACATAGATATACTCCAACTAGTATCGGTATATCTATGTATAGTTTTTTGTTAGGAATGGTTACCTAACTCACTCGTCTAGTCGAACTCATGACTATATGCTGCGGAACTAGTAATCAGTGGTTCCATAAAGAGTTCTAAAGTTGTATTTTCCTTATAAGGCTCATTGTAGCTGTCCCCACGGGGTAGCCATATGGGCCACGGTGGTCAGTAATATCCAGTTTAAAGATACTAGGTATCCTAAAAGGGTAAGGGGTTACACTAATATCACAATGTAAATAAGAAACTCATGATGTATCCTTAATGTATCCTTAATGTATCAACATAGATTAACTAAACCCTTTAAACCACCCCTTACCCTTCCAGTGTTACCTTAGCAGTATCTTACAAGTTATATCTTTATGGTAGATATAAACCAAACTGGATCAATTATGTCCCCAGTAGCTGAATTTAGGCTAAATATGTTGTTACTTTACATATAGTGATACATAATTAGACCCTTTTTTTCATATTGTTTAAGTATGGGTTAATATAGGGTCTTAGGGGCTGCTTAAGGGCCTCCACTTTAACTTAACCTTAGACCAAGGATCCAATTTATAAATATATAATGTACCCCTGTTTTATTTGAGCACCCCCTAGCCCCGTGAGGCCACGGTGGTAATCAAGGGCTCTTGGTCCACGGTAGTCCTTAGGTCTCCATATTGGTCCGTGTGGGTCATATTATCCCTCACTGGGGTCAACATTAGGGCCACGGTGGTTATCAGTGGGTCAATAGTGGTCCACCGTGGTCATCTTGGCCTCAGTGGTCCCCCAGTGGCTAAGCCATAGGGTATCCATATTGGTCCATAATAGTCTAGTGTGTATTAATAATAACCACACCGATCTAGTGAGCCATATGGGGACATATGGGACATATGG